CGACAGTGACCGGACGGTAGCCCTCGTAAGAACTCAGTACGCCACTAGGGGCATAATCGACATGTTGGTAATCAGTCCAGTACCCAGATACAGCAGGCGGAACTTCTCGCCAAGCTGTCGAGTAATACCCGCTGTAATTAGGGGTACCGTCAACAATTTTGCCTAAGTCGGCGCCAACGTCCTGAATGCCAGAACTTAAAACGATATAGCCCTCATGATCCGGTCCGCTTTGGACCTCATGAGGGCCTTTATCGTATTTGTAATTTCTATACGGAAGATACATTACGGCAGCCCAGCTGCCTTAATTCTAGGCGGATGCAGTATCGCCAGAATTAGCGGCGGTATCCACGCGGTTAGCGATCTCGCGAATGTCGGCGGAGATCAAAGAAACATCGCGGGCATAACTGGCCTTCAGCTCCTCCAGTTCTTTTTTAAGCTGGGCGACCTCGGCACTCTCGCCGACGCGACGGCGCTCAAGAGGGTTAGGCATGGAATCAGCTTCCTTTGTTTTGCTTGTATTTTACTGCGCGTGTCTTAGCTTCTTTGCGTTTTTCCACGCGTTCGGGTAAATCGCCTTTGGTTTTCCGTTCGTACTCAGCTACTTTTGATTTAGAAATTTCGCCGCGTTCAGCTTTTGCACGAAAGAGCCTGCGCTGTGCATCTGACTTAAAAGGCATAGTTTTAAATGTCTTTAATTGATTTTACCAATAAAAAACCCCCGCATAAGCGAGGGCTCGTCCCTTACACCCGGATACTCGTCCCAAGCATCCGGGCCTAGGTTACATCAGTTGCCGTCAAGGAACAACAGTTTCGAACGCAGAGCGTCGGGAGACATGTTGTTCAGGTAACGCCAAGCTTGATCAGGGGAGCTTTCCATCACCTTGCCAAACTGTTGCCAGGTGACGTCAGGATCCTGGGAAGGCATACCTGCAGTGGCGTTAGCAGGAACAGCAGGAACTTGATCGTACTCAGGACGATAAGTTTGCTGGCTGTTAGCAACCATGTTGTCATAGGCGATCTGCTCGTCAGTACGCAGATCCACAGGGTAAACCTCGGTGAAGAACCGATTGGTGTAATCAGCAAGCTGATCAGGGTCGGTCAGGATGTGCTCCATGGCCATGCCACGGGCTGCAATCTGCTCCAGAGTTTGATGCTGCTGAATCAGAGCATCTTCCAGCGTGGTGGAGTACTGGTTAAGAATTGCAGGCGCTTCAAGACCGAAGTGATTAACGACGGCTGCGCTTGCTTGGCTTAACTGCGGCTCCTGCGCCGTAGAAGTCGGCGAGGAAGTTGGGGTTGTATAAACGTTGTTGGAGTAGGTCGGCTGATCCGTAGGGGGTTGGTAAGCCCACGGCTGTTGGACCTGTGAAGTCAGACTGCTCGGTTGAATAGCCGGCTGCTCCATTTGGAGCTGCGGAGACGAGACTGTCTGGTTGAGGGACGGGGAGAGCCGAGAAACGATCCGATCCAGGCTGCCCAGGGCTGCTTCCCACGGGTTGCTCGGGGAGGAGACGGACGGATACTGGCTGTACTGGCTGTTGGTAGTAGGGGCCGTAGCCAGTTGTGCCGGCGACGGCGCTTGGGCTGTAGTTGCCGAAGCTACCGCCGGGGTAGAGGTTTGCGCCACCCACTGCGGGTAGGCTGTTGAGCCCATATCCGGGGAGGGTGCCGCCTGGGGCGCCGCTACTGCCGGGGAAACCGGGCTCGGGATCGAAGCTGGGATCGCTTGGCTCATAGCTGCCCGAGTAAGTTAATTCTTGCGCGAGGTGATCAAATGTGCGGTAGAGAAGAGGCGTTATGTTTAACCTCGGGTCCGCCGCTAGAGGCTGAGTCGGAGCAAGTGGATGCGGCGACTGCATCAGCTGGTTTAATGTTAGCAGGAAATTTTGTAGTGCGGCTTGCGTTTGTTGAATCATTCTGAAGGGGAATCCCTTCAGCATTTCTGCACGCTCAAGATCTGTTTTGTCGGGGAATAAATAGCGCAGAGCTTCCACGCTGTCTACACCTAACTCCTGCAGATTTCGAACAACAATAGATTTCTGGTTGATGTCGTACGCAGTATCTTCGTAGACATCGCCTTGGAATCTATAAGTTACGTTTCGATCTCCGTCGGGAGGTAAACCAAATACGCCGCCGGGAACTTTGTTTTCCGTTAGTGCGGTCTGTATAGCAAGATCAATGTCTTGCTCGTATTTAGCAAGCTTTTTCTGGTACTTCTCAAGAGTTTCGGGAGTCTGTTCTTTGGGCTCCTTAGGTGGAGCCATACCCATCACAGATACAAAACTCTCGCGGAATACCTGCTCCTGGTGATAAATAATCATCTCCAGGATTCTGCAGAATCCGTAGACTAAAAAGCTCTTATTTTTACGGAGAGCAGTTGCCTGAGCACGACCCATAAGACCTTTAATTTCGGTCGCAGTCGCCCCGGCACTAATCGATATTTCATCAACGCCGCCGAGTGCGGTTCGAATCTCCTCGCGTAATAAAAGTGCATACCGATTCATGTCCCCGTTGACGGGGTCTGGCGTCATGTAACCCACGCGGTCGGAGGGTTCGACGTTGGCGATAATCCGAGGAACTCGAAGACCGCCTAGTCCTGACTGAGATCCGAACGGATCCGAAACCCGAGTCGAAGGGGAATCTAAACCAGCGAATCCGCTCTGACTGCTGATTGTCGGGCGGAAGTTACGATCCACATCGCTGGCTTCCACCAGATCGCTACGGGGACGCGAACTGATCAGCGTGGGATTGCCAAAGAACTCAATGTTCTTGGCGATGTTCTGCATCATCTGATCGTGCAGAACAATTTGCTGCATGAAGGGCTCGAACTCGCCTTCGCCTTCAGTACCGCTGGCGTTAGGTTTGTTGAGCACCTCCACGGCGGGAATAAAGCCGAGGGTGTTGGGCCTGCTGTTTTTTGGCGTTATTAACGAACTTGGATCTAGATCAAAACTAAGTTCAGAGTCCGACTCATATTCGTTAATTTTATCTGAAGTTATAGAGATACGAACATAGCGCTTATTTTGCCCATAACTATTAGAAGGCAGACCTAAAGAACTATTTTTAACCTTATAAGAGTAGAGAATTACGACTTCTTCGATTTCACCGTTAAGGTCGTGATAAACCCGGTACTGGTTTTTATTGAAGAAATAAATTTGATATTTGAGCTTAGGATCCGGTCGAAAGTAAAAGAGCCCGCAACCATCGATCAGAAAGTTACGGATTATAGAAGGAAAACGAATATCAAGTTTATTTAAATCGATAAGATCGTCTAAAAAGCGACTACGAACTTTATACGTATCCTGCTCACAGTAAAAAAATAGGCCCTTCTTGAGCATAAGAAGGGTCATTTGCTGTAGGTGACTAAGCACCACCATCGTGGCGGACTGCTTAGACCTATCCTGAGTGCGTGCGGCCTCCAGAATTTCGCTAAAGCGTTGTCTAGTACTGAGAACGTCCGCAGGCATGTCTAAACTTCAGATTTATCAGGAGTCCGGGAGGAGGTACTCCTTCACTCGTTCTAGTTTAAACGCTTCCGGCGGCAAAAGATCATGTGGATACGGAGTAAGTAAATGGTCTTTACGCCCCAGAGGATCAGTACCGCCTTCAACTGGCTTGTAGTTATCTAAAAATTCCAGCATTTCTTCGCTGTACGCTGGTGCGTGAGCATTCGGAATGTCGTCATAACAATGAGAGAACGATGTGAGCTTTCTCTTAAGACGCTCGGCATCTCCCATCCAACTTAAATGCCATCCAGCATCACAATTACCTACGATAACGTCGTTAGGGTTCCTGCGTATATCCGACAAGGTCTTGTCTAGATGTTCGTGTAAAACCACGGTGCCGCAAGTCCAGTTCATAGGTTTCTTATTCGCATCAGTAACCTGCATATCCGCTCGCCCATACATCATCGGCATAGAAAGCCGTACGCACCGCGTGGGATCTTTTTTGGCGATTTCGACTGCTTCCAATAACGCCGAAGGCTTTGGAATTTCGTCTACATCGCTGAAGAAAAATGCAGAATCAGGCGGAGTCATGCGCATACCCACGGCTAGGGCATCGCGCTGCGCAAACTCACGCAGCCAAGGACTAGGTGCCTGCTCTGGCGACGGTAGTTCTACGTGCAAAACTTGGATTTTGTCTTCAGGCAATCCAAGTTCCCGAATAGTATCTACGCAAGTGAAAGGCTTTGGCTCCCCTTTAAAAGTTCTGTCTGCGTCAGTAATAATAAAACCATCTACAACATCTTTAAGCATTTGAATGCGTAGCTCTAAGAGCTCTTTTTCATTGAAATACAAAAAACAATCAAACAGCATGGACAAGCCGACGGGGCTTGCGTAGTATAGCGTGGTTTACAAGGTTAGCTTCGAATGTTTTTGAATGCTACCAGCTTTTACAAGCCCAATAGCGTGCTTTTAACTTGCTGCCCGGAGTGTCGCAGTTATGACGAGCACGGAAATTTTCCCTGCGTTCTGGTATGTGCTTTTTAATAGTCATATTGGGGTCCCCAAAACGGACTAGCCGCACCTGATCACCTTCCTTTGCCGCCACGGCAAATTTTTTGCCTCCGTCGGAGTCTCGACGAGGTTTGTTATACCCATCAAAGACTTCGCCTGCGATACGAATTTTTGCCATTACTTGCTACCTTTACTCTTAATATAAGCCGAAGCACGCCGACGAGCTTCTTTAGCTTTTTCAGTATTGGGAACGTGCGTGTTTACGGGTTTATTGCCCGACGTGGCACGTTTTTTCTTTTCGTCCGTAGCACGACGCTCTTCCGCAGACATAGAAGCCCACGCTGATTTCGGTAAATAGCGTTCGGTGCGTCCTTTTTCGCGAGCTAAGTCAGCCATTAGGTGATAGGACCTCCATGGAGCCAAGCGTCACAAGAACGTTGTGCCGCACACTTAAATTTAAATAACTGACAATAACCTAAGTCTGCTAATTCCTGGACATCGTGAGGATCAGCAGCGTGATGCTCATTAATACCCTCAATAATGCACTCTAAAACACGCGGGGATTGATCAAAAGCCGCACAGTTACCGCAAAGTGCGCTTTTAGCGTGCTCTACATCCGTGTTCCAGATGTCCGCCTTACGCTCCCAAAATTCAGGATCCGGATAGTCCGGATTTAAGGGTCCGTACGCGAAATTAGTTATTGTCCAATTTCTATTTTTGACGTTCTCTTTAATATCGCCGGTTGCAGTAGGACAACTGGCTGAATTAGACGTAATCTCTTTTTCAAGAAAAAGCTTTGATCTTAAAGGTGCGGAGTGTTCCACGGGTCAGTCCTTCTTTTCGTATTCTTCGCGAGTCTGCCAGTCTTCTTTCCCCCAACGACTTAATTTGTTTTCACTTGACTTTTTACCTTCGTATCGTCCGCCCGCGTCTTTGTAGTACTTAACGGCTAGTTGCATAGCCCGAGCAGAATGACCGCCAAGCTTTTTGCGAGCGCGAGCTTTGGCTTCAGCCCATTTTTTAGGGTCTCGTTTTTTAGCTACGTCCGTCATTTGGAGTTACGTAACCGTTGCCGGCAGAAACGGGAATACCAGTCCTAGGACCTTGTTTGGCGGCTGCTTTTCGCAGCATTTCCGCCTTCATAGCTTCCGTGGGATCTTCGGAAGGTGCAAATTCGTCCTCAAAAGTGCCGTAAGGCCCGTATTGAGGAGGAATAGGGGCATTTACAGGCTGCTCGCTGACCTGATTTTCGTAATTATCACTCATCATCGCTCCGCGCTGGGCGGTGCGTTGCCGACGTGAAGCTAATTCCTGCGCGTTAAAAGCCTTAGTGAAAAAATCACCGGCTTCGATAAAGGGATCAGTCATGATATAAGTATAGGTAAATTACAGCGAGCCTAAAGCCTGCATTTCGGCGGCTTTACTGAGCAAAGAGTTTTTAAATATCTCCAACGGATCTGATGATGTGACACTTTCACGTCGAAGCGCCGCGATGATTTGATCGGAGTCTAGTCCGGCCAAATCGGCCAAACTAGGATCCTTTTGAAGCGCTTGAAGTAGGGTAGAAATATCGGATGCCATTAGTAAAGGACAAAAACACCAGGAGCGTTGCCGCTAATAATGGCAGTGCAAGAAATAGGAATTAATTGATCACCTTGTAAGTTGGCAGCAGTCGATTGTTGCCCAGGAGCATCAGTTAGCTCAACTGTTAAATACAGTTTATTTGCGTTCTGGTCAGCTTGAATAAAAACCGCACGACAGGCAGGAAAATTTTTACGGCCTGCGTTAGGCGCTACTCCAAATCCACTGGAATAAGGGAGAGCGGCTGTTTGCCCGTAAACAGACCCAAAAGCTCTGACGTCCACGTTCTAGTTATTATCTTCAGCCAATTCTAACTCACCGATAAGACACTGTAAGTACCACGCGGCTTTCTTGAGATCCTCAACACCGTTTTTAAACTTATGACGCCATACATATTTACATATATTACCTTGGCAGTAATCTCTGAACCCCTCGGCGCCTAGTTGTGCTTTTATAGCGTCTATACACTCTATGCTACCTGACGTATAGTGAGAAGGATGATTAACGTTGTCCATAAAACTCAGATTTTCAGCAAAGTATCGCAGGTAATCATATTGCCAAACTTCTTGTTTAGCTCAAGGGAGTATTTAATATCGTCATGCTGCACTAAACAGCACTCGTGGGG